GTTTAGGGTCAAGGGCTCCTGATCCAGGAACCCTTTCCCAACCTAATCCTGTATGCTTTTTAAGAGCATCACGTACTACAGTTTCAGTGCGAGCACCTTTTGCTCTGCTATCTACCATTTAGGCTTTTGCTTTTGGATTCACAATAACTGGAGCTTCGGTAGCGGCTACTGTATCAGCTACTGCTACTTCTTGTGTTGCAGGAATAGTTTCTGCAGTAGGAGCAACTTCTTCAGCTTCTGCTTTTACTTCTTCGCCAACAAATTCAAGTGTGCAATTAGGATCAACACGAACTGTAATAGTACCTTTGCCTGTTACAGTTAAGCTTGAACGCTCATGATCGCTAAAGTAGTCGCCTACTTTTAGCTCATATGTGCCACCGTTTTCGCGAACAATAGTGGCTACTGCTGAGCCATTAATTTCTTCTAAAATCATATTATACCTCTATTTGTGAGATGTTATTACGTTTCGACACATTTACTTTTTCTAGTAGTGGATGAGTAAATCCGTGTGAAACAAGGAAAGTATTCAGGTGTTCTTCACGCAATAATACTTCTACTAGTTTTTCTTTACCGTCAACATCTAGTGTTTCGACAGTTTCATCTAGTATCAATAGATTAATTCTTGAACTAGACAACGTTTGCATTAGCTTTCTGATAGCTAATAGTGTTGCCACATTTACACGAGCTTTTTCGCCACCTGATAGAGCTAAGATTTCAATGTCTTTGCCATTATCAGTAATAACTACATTTAATTTGTCACTAGCACTAACTTTAAATCCTATTTGGAATCTGCCGTCAGATAGGTCAATTAAATATTTGTTAGTAATTTCTTCTAGATCTTTTACTAAACACTCAATTTTGTAAGCAACTAGACCTGTAGTAGAGAACGTTTTAGTTAATACGTTTACCACAGACATTTTTTCACTTAGTTCATGTAATTTAGAACTATAAGTTTCTAGTTCTGCATTCATTTCGGTTAGTTGACTACTAATAGTATCAACTTTGGAATTATGAGCACTAGCAGCAACATTTTGTTTTTCGGCTTGTGCAATTGCAGTTTTAAGATTTGCTAGGGCAGTTTGCAGAGCGGTAAATTTAGATTCTAATTCGTTTTTATCTAATAGATCTTCTTGTAGCTCAGTATTAATTAGCTGATGATACTTTTCCCACTCTTCGCGAGCTTTATTAGCAGCTTCCCAAGCTGTTGTTTTAGCAGTAAATTCTTGTTTGATTGCATCTATTTCTTTTAATCTAGTTGCAATAATGGCTATTTTTGAACTGGCTTCTTGTTGTATAGCTTGTTGTTCTGCTATAAGCGTAGCCATTTTTTGTTCGTCAATAGGCTGTAAGCAAGTAGGGCAAGTTCCGTGTAGCGCACCAATTTTCTTAATAAATGCGTCTGAGTCTTTTACTGACTTGCTTAACTCAATAGAGCTAGTATTAAGATATTTTACTTCTGGACTTAGTTCACTAACTGTATCTACTGGGGTTTCTGGTATAGGAAATAGTTTAATTCTGGACTGTATTTGTTTATAAGTATTATTTTGAGTAATCTTCTTATTAGTGGATTCTAGTCCACGAATCTTTGAGTCTAACTCATTTACTTCTGCTACTAAACTATCCTCTATTACTGGCACTTCGCAGTAAGCTTTGTGAGATAAATCCATCTTTGAATATTTATCTAGCCAGCTATTTACAGTGTTTACTTGAGACTGTACTGCCGCAATATCTTTGCTTAAGTCTTGGCTTACTTCTTTGAAGATTTCTTGCGCCCTAGTATACTTGCCTAAATTTAAAATTTCAATTAGAAACTTTTTACGAGCAGTATCCGCAGCAGTCAAGAATTCTAAGCTACTAGCATTAGATTGATAAACGATTTGACTAAATGTTTTATGGTCAAACCCTAGAATGTCTTCAATCATTTTATAAGTAGCTGTGGCTGTATGCGCGCTAATGTCTGCCCCATTTTTAAACAGTTTTACTGTTTGACTAGTACCACGACTAGTTTTAATTTGATATTCAGTACCATCTCGCTCAAATTCAAGCTCGATACTGTAGTTTTTATCTTTTACATAGCGGTTTAGAATGTCCGCTTTTTTGATTGATTTGGAGTTTTTATTAAATAAAACTTCTTCAAGGATTAGGGCTATAGAACTCTTTCCATGCCCGTTCTTTCCTACAAGCTGCGTTAGTGGCGCAGCAACGAAATTTATTGTGTTATCTTTTCCATAACTAAACGCATTACTCCAACTCAGCCTTTTGATTGTTATCATATTCTACTAGTCTTTTCTTTAATTCGTGTAATCCGCCAATTAGTTCTCCATCTAAGAAGATTTGTGGTACACTACGTGCGTTTGGAACTTTAGCGATTAAATCTTTTTTACTATAGCCATTGATACCAAGCATACATTCATTGTAGCTAATTGATCTTTGCTCTAGTAGTCTTTTTGCTTCGGTGCAAGCTGGACAGTTTGTTTGTGACCAAACTTCTGCTTTAAGATGACTCAATTTTTTCTGCATAATTCTGCATTTCCTTTAAAACAGCTTCTACAGTTTCATCTGGAAGTTCTAGGATATAGGTTAAATATTCTTTGACCTCTTCGGTTAGACTCATTTCAGGGTCTAGCATTAGCGCACTGTCTGTATCTCGCTTGATAACTTTACGATCAATTAACTCGGAATCTTCTAGCTCTCCAAGTTCGTGCATATCACCTTCAACTTGGTAAATGGTATGGTCAAAATCTGTCGCTGGTTTAGGGTCAGAGACTCCAACGGTTTTTCTGATAAGCTGAGGTAAGTTGAATTTGAGCCATACGTGATCCATAGCATCAGTATCAAGCAAGATAGCTCCAGTGTCCACGGAACTTCTATGAAAGCTAGTAGTATAAGGACTACCTGGATACAGAATATTAAGTTGCGAGTTTTCATAGCTATGCAAATCCCCTGCTAACACAATATCCCAGCGTTTAAATAATTCTAGATCAACTTCTGGCTTGACGTGGGGTGGGATTTCGCCACGAACATGAGTACAACATATCTTACCATGTGTTAGATGTGGAGCTTTTTCAAATTCTTTTAGTTTATTGTATGGAATAATGTCTATTCCGTCTCGACTGTAAAAATCATCAATAATTTCTACTTTAGGATTTAGTCGATTAGTTGACTTTTTAAGATTTGTTAAGAAAGTAGTGTCTTTCTTAAGCATTTCGTGATTACCTGGATAAATAATTGTTGGCTTATTAAAGCTAGCTACAAAGTCAAAATATAACTCTACTTCATCCATTGTTGGTAGTCGGTCAAAAACATCACCACCAATAATTACTAAATCAGCTTGTTCTTGCATTTGTTGAAATTGCTCAACAAATAAACGAAAACGATTTTTTGCCCACTCAATAGGTACGTTTTTCTGACCTAATTTTATATGTACATCAGCTGTAAATAGTATTTTCATATTTTATAGACAAAATAGCCCGCAAAGTGTTTAATTTTGCGGGCTATAGTTTTAACCTAAGTCTTTAACGGCTTCACGCTCTGCTTCAGAGGCGGCATCACCATTTTCATCTTCATCACTGTTTGTAGTGATTTTAGTTAATAGAGCCAACACTTCATCTTCTGTTGGGCGAACGTATTTTTCATCAATTGATTTAGAAGCATTAACCAATTCACGTTCTGCATCTGATAGTGGACGAGGCTTGCAACGCAACACTTGCAACTGGTACTCAACATTATAAGCCAATGGGCCTGTTTTTACTCGCTTGAAAACAATATCCCAGCCAGTGTCAAAGTCTGTAGGATCACCTAAGTCTTCGGCTGCTGTCAGAATTTGTTCAAAAAGCTTTTTCTTTAAGTTAAGGGCTTTGACCTTACCATCTTTAGGGTCAATACAATTGACAGTGTATGACCAGCTGCACTTTAGATCTGGGAAAAAGTCAGGCACATGATCTTTTTGTAGATTGTCAAACTTTTCTTTGTCGCGGCTAAATGCCAAGCACTCTACTGGAATGTCCTTGTTATTAGAACCCTTCAACCAGTAAATATAGCGGGGGAGAACTCCACCAACTAAACGTACTACATTCTCACCATCTTTATATTCGTAAGATTCGACTTTGTTTGATTGTGCTTTGCCTTTTGTGTTCTTGAAGCTAATTGCCATTTTTAATTTTCCTCGTACTTGAAGTATATTTTGTTTTGTGTTATAGTGATTAGTGGGTTTGTTTTTATGTTATCTAGATCAATATCTTTAAAGTATGATAGGTCTAAGTATTTTACGTTAAATAGTTTGTATAAACTATAATCTCGTCTACCCGCTAACTGTATATATTGTGATTTATAAATTATATCCGTTATATTATCAGCAAAAAACCCATCTGGGTTGATTAGATAACTATTACCAATTAAATTACGAATAGGTTTTACTTTTGAATAACTATTTTTAGGTATCTGTTTCTTTGTATAAAACAATCGAAGCTTTTCAACCATTTGTTTAGGATTTCCTAAGGTTTCTGCTTCTAATACTGAAAGGTTAAAGAAAAGTATCATATTCGACAACTTAATATATATTATATCAGATTAACAAGCTATGTGCAAGTTAATTTTTTTATATGGTAGTTATTTGCCAGCCTTTACGCATATATAGGCCAAGCCTATCGTTATTTTGTTTTTTATCGGCGTATCCAGCAAAATTAATGTCTACTACTAACGGGTCTAGTTTATCTGGAAACTTTCGCTGTATCCTACCCACGATTTGTTCCAGCAAACTATCATTAGACATTGGTATAGCAAGTATTACACACGAGAGCCTGTTAATAGATATGCCTTCTGAGAAGATTTGACGTGAACCTGCAATGGCTCTTTTTTCTCCTGATAGTATTTGTTCTTTTGCAAGGTCTCTATCCCCTTCGGAACCAGTAACCAACAAACACGTTTCTCCAACATTTTCTTTAACTTTCCTTAAAAATTCAACTCTATCAGCAATAATTAGTACACTGTGCCCGTTTAATATTTCTAGTTGAGCAATTTCACTAATAAATTTTACATACCGTTCGTTTTCGCATAAGTCATTGATTTTTTCTACCCAAGTTGCGCCTGGTTTTAGAGTAATACCTGACTTTACTATTCGTACTAGCGGCTTAAGTGTATTAGCTTCTGGCGGCTTTAATACTATACTACCAAAATAGTCGCCAAAAACAACGTGTTTCCCGTCTTTGCGAATCATTGTACCACTTAACGCAATCCTATATCTAGCATGAAATGCGTCTACAGTACTAGAAAATGTACTGGCAGGGCAGTGGTGAGCTTCATCTAAAATAACTAAACCAAACTCTTTACTTAGTGTTGGTAGATGTTTTACTATGGATTGTATATTTCCTACTACAATGGCTCGGTCTTCGATATCAAAAACTCCGCCACCAATAACACCAGGTTCCATACCGTACAAGTGTTTAACTTCACCAATCCACTGATCTCGTAAACTAGCTGTATGCGTAATTACTAGTGTACGCTGACCAAACTTTCTGGCTAGATACAGAGCAGTAAATGTCTTGCCCCATCCAGGCAGGGCATTGATAAATACTGAATCATGTACTTGGTCGTAAATTACTTGCTGATCTTCACGCAGTGGAAATTTAGGCTCTGGAAAAGGCACTGGTACTAGGGTACGTTTGTCAATTAGTTCATACCCTTGCGGAATATAGTCTTGTCGACCTTGCGGCACACTTATAATACCCTTTGGCAATATTTTGTAATTTTTTATTGTTTCAATTGCAAAAAACTGCTTTGAACCAGTATCTTTCTTGATTTTATAGGTAAGCTCTTTAATTATCTTTTTAGAGTGCTCTACCCCAGGATCATCCATATAAATCCTGTTAGATATAACTGCTTTTGGCATTATATTAATCTCCAACTGTCTTTTCTAGTAACATCACTTAAACCGTATAAAATATGCATTTTATTAATTACTAGAAACACTGCGTATTGATGGAAGTCTTGCGGGTGTTGTAAGCATTTAAATCTTTGAGATAGACTATCTACTTCTAGTATACACCCTATGCCATCGGCAGGTAAAACTTTTTTAATCTTTTTTTTGTTACGAGTTTGGCGCGTGTATATTTTTTCCACTGAAATACTTTGCCTGCGCTATCAATAAACCATGTAGTTG